AGGATATGTTCCTCTCCCAGAAGAACTTCGTCAAAAGTCCCTTAAAGTAGTAGAAACTATTAAATAGTACATACTCTGATAGAGACAAATGAAATCCGTACGCAAACAACTGGGTAAGTATGCGCTCCCAGTAGTTGTAATTGCTCAGTTGTTTGTTATTATTGGAATGATGACACGTAAATCACAATTTACGTGTCTCCCACCTAATCCAATGTCAGGAGCTGTTTACTGTAGTGAAAGATAATAAGTCATGTGATCCTAAATGGAAAAAATGGTGTATTGCCTGCTGCTCTTCCCAATTGTGGTTACTTCCCGCTGGTTTGCTTGGAGCCCTTATTCTAATTGAGAGTGTTCATTTAGATGCTCATCAAAAGATGGAGATGGATGTTCATGGATATTGCAAACAAAATGCAGAACATCAAGAAAATTTAAAGTTTGGAGACGACGACTGGTGAAAAAGAAAGTACAAAAGATGTTGGAATGGTTCTATCAAGAATCTGATAGGGGTGAACAAAACATTGTAGAGTGTAAAAATGTTTATGATCTTGTGGAGAAACTTCAATACAGATTAGAAGATTTAGAGAATGAACACATGCTTTTGCTAAAAGAGTTAGCAAAAATACAAAATAAATCTGATGAGGCTTGACAGACTTATTTTTTTTATATATAATATGTAAAGATTAATTACAATTGGTAAATGACTGTAACAACTAATGAGCGTGGTCAGCAAAATCTTTTTGCTAAGGAACCAAAAATGTATGTTTCAAAATCAGACGCTGAGCGTTATGGTTATGAATCATATGCAGAACGTGCAGAGAAACTCAATGGTAGAACTGCCATGGTAGGATTCTTCTTTGCTGTCTTTTCTTATGCGCTGACAGGTAATCTATTTTTTGGATTGATCTGATGTCCGAATTAATTTTTACCGTAACAAGCATTTCATTTTTTGTTTTGCTTGCTTACTCTGTTGAACAATTAGCTGAGACTTACTAATGGAAACTTCCCTTGCTGAACTTCTAACATACTATGTAATCGCAAGTGCTTTGATCATCGGAGCACCAGGAGTATTTTTCTACATTGTATTCATGCCTGCTCTCCAGAATACGAAGGGGAGAATGGTAGGATACAAGGATCACAAGACTTACGGAGACTCTACTATCTACGAACTAGATGGTAGAAAACCAACGAACGAAAACTTTTATCTAACTTTACAGGAGACAGGACAATGAATGAAAAAGCAGAACGCATTAATGGTTGGGCAGCAATGCTCGGAGTAGTAGCAGCAATGGGATCTTATGCTATTACAGGTCAACTTATTCCAGGTATTTGGTGATAGAGAACATGTTAGCATTAGCATCTGGTTTGTTATTTGCTTGGGTCGTCTGGGCATTATCTCAAGATGTTGATGATGATGATGACTTTGGTGGGGGAATGATGATTCCTGCCACGGCACCAAACAATTGACAGGAAAAATTTAATAACTTATAATAGGGGAGCATTACGTTCCCCTTTTATGTTTAAGTCATTTGTTGCCCTTTCAGTGCTAGGACTCTTTGGCACGTCATGCGCTCCAAATGCTGTAACTACGGCTATTGCTGCTACGGACATAGGTTCACACCAGAAAACATGGAACTGTCCTGAATGCACTCCAGAAGAAAAATATATTCTGAGTCAGTTACAAGAAAGTACAAACATTAAAGACCGCAATGCACTTGCAACGATTCTGGGTAACATTAAACAAGAAAGTAACTTCCGTGCCAATGTATGCGAAGGAGGTGCTAGAGTTCCTTATGACCATTGCTATCGCGGTGGGTATGGAATCATCCAGTGGACTAGTCCGAAGCGTTATAATGGGCTAGGAATGTTTGCCAAAAAGTATGATTGTGATCCTAGTGAGTTAACATGTCAGACTCGTTACATGATTAATGAAAATATCTTTCAAAAGTATTTGCCCACATTTGAAGGTAGCGGACAAAGTGTGTCTTATTACATGAAACCAGCATACCGTTGGTTAGGTTGGGGCATCAAAGGAAAGCGCGAGACTTATGCGTATAACTACTCTAAGAAACTAGTTCTTTCATAATGTTAAATAACATCAAACAGAAACTTCTAGGTAAGGTAAAAAGTATGCTTTCAAACACAGGCATCAAGGTTACATCTGGAGGTGTGAATCTTCCATTCATCCCATTTAACGTTTCTAAGGCAGAACACGCAACAGTTCCTGCTCCACAGTATCTGGAAGATGATAAGTGGTTTGGACCTGCAATTTTTTCTGATGAAAACAAAGATTATATGGAGAGAGAATATGAAGCATTTAAGAAGGAAGCACACAAGTATTATGGTACTGGTGAATCCAAAACAATTCATCAGGACATGTATGAGATTGCAATTCAATCTGGAGGGACTACAATACATTTGAACCCTATTGGTGGATCGGAGAACTATCATGAAAGATGATTGGCGATATAGTCCAGAGAAAATGAAACTACGTGAGGAGGTCTTACAAATCCTTCTCAAGAAGTATGGCGCACAGATGGATGGAGTAGTTCCTAAATACTCCAGTCAATCCATCTTTGAGTGTGCTCATGATTGGGTCTCTCAAGGTCACAAGACTTCATTTGGAGTAGCAAAATATTTTGAGGTTTACTATGCAAAAAGTAATTAATGTTTTAGCAGTATTATCATTCCTAGGAACGGCGAGTATTATTGGTGGCGGGGCGTATGTTTACGTTTCTAGGGATAAGATTATAGAGAATGTAAAAGAGAGGGTGTCTAAGGCAGCGACAGAAGCGATTGCGGGAGCACTTCCAGACTTGATTGATGTTGCTACACCTGAACTGCCTACAATGACGGGTGGTGTCTCTGAACTGCCTACAATGACCGGTGGAGTGTCTCTACCATGATTAGATATATTCTTGCCGGTCTTCTTTTTGGTGCTGCTCATGGGATGACTATACCAGTCCGCAGTGAACCTACAAAGGGTTACTACACTATGGATGCCATGGGATGTATGTTACTCAGGGAATGCACAGATGGAGTCACAAAGATCAATAATCTTTTGGATATTTCTAGTGAGTATTCCAATACTGATGATTTCTATTCTGTTTCTAACGAGTTCAATCGAATGCTCTCTGCCCTTAGTAGGATCGGAGTTGGGGTGTTTCTAGCAGATGAAAAATATTTTCCTGTAGGTCATCGCGGTGTTTATCATACAGTGGGTAATAACTTCTTCCTCAATAAAAGATATGTGGGTCGTCCAGGAACACTAATGAGCGTTATGCGTCATGAAGGATGGCACGCTGCACAAGATTGTATGGCAGGAAGTATCAAGAATAATATGATTGCTATCATTCATAATGAAGAGGATGTCCCTGAGATGTGGCAGGAGATGGCACGGAGGACTTATAAGAATATGCCTCATGCTATTCCGTGGGAGAAAGAAGCATTCTGGGCGGGGCATACTGAGGGTATGACTGTAGAAGCAATCACGTCTTGTGCTGCTGGAACTATGTGGACTGACTATGAACCAACTCCTAAGACGCGGGAATGGTTGGTCGAAAATGGATTCATTCCTAAATAATAATATTCAATACAAATTGAAGCACAGCCAAGGCAGGCTTCTTGACAAACCTTCTTCAGTCTCGTAATGTAGAAGTCTGTTATTGGATAACAAAAATTTTCAAATGACACATTTAACAAGGGATGTGTTAATCAAATCCATAGTTGCTGCGGAGATGAATGGCATCGATGGAAATGATTACATCCAATCCTTAAAGAATGCGTATCAAAAATGGCAACACGAATCAAGCGATAGCCTTTGTAAAAGGTTTAATACTCTTAGACATACAACAATCTCAGTAGAGCAACTCGAATCATAAATAAAGTTGCCTTGTTTCTTTTCGTATGGAATCAACTACCGTAAAGAAAGAGGAAACCAAAAAGGATAAATTTGAGTGGGCTGATGAAGGGGTGTCTACCCTTGTGAGAGTTATTATATTGGGGTGGTCAGCATCAATTCTGACTCTTAATTATGTAACTGTCCCTGGTATGCCTCAGAAAAATATCGATCCGACTTTTATCGCCAGCGTCTTCACGGGGACGTTAGCTACTTTTGGGGTTGTTCCAGCAAAGAAAAAAGAGGAAAGCGACAAGAAAGAAAAAGTTTGAGGTCTAAGTCATGGCTAACCCATTCAAGTGGTGTGCTTTAGGAGTAGGTGGTCTGGTTGCAGTAGCACATATCGGTGTGCTAGGGCATCTTATGAACTATCAGATGAAGACGACAGAAAAGTATGCTGATCGTCCACAGTTCCCTGCTATCAATCTCCCTACTGGACCTTATTCATCTTATAAGGTTGATGTAGGAAAAGAGGGATATCGTATTGACTATAAGTCAAATGATCCTAAGGTACTGACCACAACTAAGTCATCTTCTGTTGATAAAGAGTATGATGAGAAGGGAATGTTTGGTAAGTCATCTAAAGGATCTGTCCAGACAGAAAGTTATAACGTTCACGAATATACTATGGAGGGTGATACAAATCTCCAGGGAGGTGAGTTACCCACAAAGGGAAAGTCTTGGAATGCAGAAGATCTCGCATGTATCAAGTCGGAGGGCGCTGGAGAATCGACAGGAGGAATGGTAGGTGCTAGTATCACAGCAAGTGCCGCTCCTATTCTTACTGGCATTCCATACGTTGGTTGGTTGGCAGCAGGATGGGCAACTTTATTAGGTCAGAATATGGGTAAATCTGTTGGAGGAGAGATTGCAAAAACTGTTAGTGGTTGCTAATATTCAGAATTATTTTACGATTTGCTATACTAGATAGGGTAGTCACGTAAACTTCTATGAAGTCATTCTATGAACGAAGACGAGAGGAGAGAGTTTTACAAACAATTGAGGGAGAGAATTAAACAACTTAGAATGCAGCATTTATTTGAAGAACCATGTCCTTTATACGAGGATGAAGATGACTACACTTAATACATATTTTCTTAATTTAACAGT